AGTTGAGCCCCCAACTGTAGTTCTTCCCCCCAACGACCAGCAGGGAACTTTTGTTCCACCTCCGGTCCAGAGACCTTCGCCTGTTGGACCTCCCACCACTCAGGCGTCGGCCGTACCTAGTTCCCCTTCGACGCCAGTTAATTCGGGCCCGGTTGACCGAACTAGGTACGCAGCCCTATTCCCAAATGATCCGATCTCTAATATGATAACACAAGCGCAACCTCCCGCACGGCAGATGGCCCGCGGTGGCATTGCAAGTTTAATGAGGTAAAAAGCTATGATGAATAACATGTCACAAGGTCTAGGTTCTTTTAACATGACGCCTCAGAATACTTTGATGCAGCAAAACCCTTACGGTCAACAGATGAACCCTCAGATGATGGGTCAACAGATGCGCTCACCGGAGATGTTTAGCGAACAGTTAATGGCTCCTAACCAAATGGCCCCGATGCAAGATCCGATGCAGGGATTACAGCCTATGTCTCAGCCAGCGGGCTTTGGCGTTTACGGTCAGTCATTAGAGGGCTATGCTGAAGGCGGAGAGGCCGTGCCTCGCGAAACGGAGATCATGGGCCAGCCGCATATGTTGGCTTATATTAATCCTGAAGAGGAGATGATGCTACGCCAGATGGGCGGTTCAGGAGATCCCGGTCCGGGCGGAGTGCCTTCTTTTGCTTATGGTGTAGGGGGCGCTGGTTCTTTTCAAGGAATCAGTGAGGACAGACGTAGAGAGATGCGTGATGATCGTCAAGCCACTGAACGGGCGCAATCCATTGCTGCTCCAAAAACTGGAATTATGGGTGTTGTTGACGATGTTAAAGCTGGGTTTAAGAATTTAATTTCTGATGTAGGAATGACTTATGCTGGTGGCTTGGGTAGTTTTTCAGATTTAAACAATCAAGAAAAATACAACGCACAATACAATAAGTTGGTTAATTTAAACTATGATCCCGCTGAAGTTACAAGGTATTTAGATACTACTAAAGCCACTCAAGCAGCAATTCGAAAGGACATGCTTGATGGAACAATAACTGACGAAGAACGCGCCATAATGAAAGATGAGCGGTTAGCCGATGAAGCACGGCTTGCTTCCACTGCTGTTGGAACAGGCATTGACACTATTCCAATCTCAACCAGTTTGCCTTCTGGATCGGGAACCGTGGGAACTACATATGGTACTACTGGGGGATTTACTCCAAGTTCAGACTTTAACCCTGAAACGGGCGAATTTTACAGCAACTCTAATACTTACGGTCAAATGGACGACGGAAGTTTGTTTTACATGGAGTTAATAAACGGTCAACCTGTGTATCGTATTACGCAAAGACCGGACTTACCTGATCTATCTTTTGACAACTATCAAGAAGCATATTCTTATGCGACGGGCACTCCCTACACGCCGCCTGCGCCAGTAATGCCCCCTCCTTCAGTAACTCCCTCACCCATAGTTACGCCTGATCCAATTGTTGCGCCGCCTGTGGTTCCTCAACCTACAGCAATTCCAGCCGCGACAGTGGATCCAATGACTCCCGTAGGCGGAGGTTTTCTTCTGCCCGGTCAACAGAACTTCGGTCCTACGCCAGCAGCGGCACTGAACTTCAACCCGAATACATACATGCAAACTCCTCAGAACGCTAATGTAGCTTTGCCTGAGATGTTTCAACAAGCAAGGCCCTACACTTTTGAGGAGCTTTTAAGTCAGTATAAGCCTGCATATCCGGTCAATCAGTAAATGGAACAACTACAGCGTTTGCAATCTATAGAGCGTGAAATGATCTCAGAGGGAAAGTCCTCCTCCGAGATAGACGCTTTTAAAGCTACGCTTAGAAGACAACAAAACGCAGTCACAACACCTCAGATGGGGGGCCTTGCCGTTTACATGCAGGAAGGTGGTGATCCGGCAGAGGAATCGTTTTTTGAAAGATTTAATCCTCTAACAGGGTCTTATCGTAGAAAAAAACCTTTAAGTGTAAGGCTTTTGAGTCAGGCTTTAGATTATACCCCCGTTGGTACTGTTAAGGCCATTGACGAAATATATGACGAAAGCCAGAAAGAAGATCCCAGCTTAACAAAGATGGGACTTATGACTTTAGCAGAAGTTGCGGGTTATGTTCCTTTAGCTGGCCCACCTCTTAAAAAAATGGTTCGTGGAAGACTTAGTATAGCTGAAGAGCTTGCGGCGCAGAATCAAAGATCAATCAATAATAAAATTAAAAATTATCAATTAGATTTAGAAAATAATACTACTCTACCTGATAAAGAAATTCAGTCTAGGGTAGAAAACTTTTCTAATAATTTAAAAAGAAAAGAGGAACAAGCTGTATTAAGAAACAAAGAAATGTTTTCGGAAGATGTTTATCATTTTTCTAAAGGAAGCTTTGAAGGTGATACGTTTGATACTTCTCGTAGCACAACTCGTTTTGACAGATTGGGAACGCATGTTGGAACTAAAGAGGCGGCAAAAGACCGAGCAAAGTTCTCTTTAGGTAACATGGATGCGGAAGAAATTATTAGTCTTCCTGAAGGAGCAAGCGGTGGTTCAACGATGCCTTTACGGGCGAGAGTAGATAAACCGTATTTAAAAGAAAACGGAGAAATTTTTTCGGAGGAAGAAGTAAGACTTGCAATGAACAATTATGCGGATCAAAACAAAATTGCTGATCTTGACATTGCTATGGAAGCTTTTCGCAAAGACCTTACTGACAACGGTTTTACTCATATTCCGTATAAAAACAACATTGAAGGCCGAGACCGATCTACTGGAGAACGCCAAATCAGTTATATCATGCTTACAAATAGAACCGCAAAGGATCCGGCGGTGTTAAAAGGGCGCTTCAGTAAGTTTGAAGACGTTAACGATCCTAGACTTATGAGAGCAGACGGAGGTGAAGTTATGGACGGTATTGGTTCCTTGAACGAAACAGCACGGGGCATGTCTCGCGGACCGCGGGGCATTGGCGCTTACCAACAGTTCGCGGACGGCGGACCTGTTTACATGGCTAACGGGGGCTCTCCAGTAGCTTCAATGATTCAACGTCCTATGAGAATTTCTCCTATGAGATTTCCCACAATGCCGCCGCAAGCACCTCCTAGCAACATTCGCGGGGATGGAATGTCTGCTAACGATCTACAAAGAATGTTAAGCCGTCAAGCAATTGCTCCAGAGAATGTAGCTGACGTACAGTCGGACATACAAAGGTTGCAACAAGCAGACGTAGCAAAACGCGCTGCGGCACTAAGAGATGAAGCGGCAAGACGGGCGCGAGAGGGAAATAATCCTATACCAGAAGCAACGCCACAACCAATGCCTGTACCTACGGGGCCGTTTGGTGGATCAACACCACAACCGATGCCGAGGCCAAATCCCTTCCCTGTTGGGAATGAGTTTCCAACTTCGCAACATCCTGTGTTTTTTCCGCGGCCTGAAAATCCTTTTGGAGAAAACTTGAGTGTACCAGAGATGATGCCTCAACCAATGAATATTATGGGTCAGCCAATGCAACAGCCGATGCAGCAGCCTCAGTTTGGTGGCTTTGGAATAGGAAGCTTGTTTGGACAACAGTTTGGACAACAGCAACAAAACACAGGTGGGCTTGGATCACCGCAACCAACCGCTAACGTCCTCTTTTAATACCTGACCCGCCAGATCAATCTTACTGCGTAGCGCATTCAAGACCTTTTCATCTATCGTGTTGGGCGACACCAGATCCACATACGTCACGGCATTCTTTTGCCCAATCCGGTGAGCGCGGTCCTCGGACTGTAGTCTTATCTCAAGGTCATAGGAGTTGCTGTAGTAGATCACGGTAGTAGCTGCGGTCAGGGTAATCCCGTAGCCGCCTGTTTTGGGTTGCCCCACAAAGAAACGTAGCGGATCTTTAACGTCTTGAAACCGATTAACGATCTCTTGCCGTTCGTCCTGTGGCGTTGCTCCGTAATAAAGTGCGACCGAATCGGGCCCGAAACGGTCGCGCAGGGTCTGACAAATCTGTTGGATATCGTGGGTATACGAAGCCCAAATGATTGCCTTCCCTGATAGTTCGTCTGTAATGTCCGTTAGTTCATTCAGACGGTTGTTCTTTAGCGGCTGTATCTTTCCAACGTCGGGCTGGAAGAAGCCGCAACAAATCTGTTGCAGGCGCATGATCTGTGTCAACACACTCTCAGTCGTTGCAAGATCCCCGTTATCAAGTTGAGCCAAAGCCAACTTTTTCATCTGGTTGTAAACCTTGGCTTGTTCGTCCGTCAGTTCTACGTTGCGACGAATGTATATCTTTTCTGGAAGGTCCAAGCACTCTTCCTTCAACACGCGGGTAGAGAAGTTAAACAGCCGCTCGTTCAACTCATCAAGTCTGCGGTATCCGGTTATTTCTTGGAAACTACGCGCCCCCATCACACGCTTCTGCACTATAGCGTAGCGGTTCTGAAAAGCAAAGAAACTGTTATAGCCCAGCGCAGACGGGTCTAAGAAGTTGCACTGACTAAATAAATCCATTGGGCTCTTAGTCACAGGAGAACCCGTCAGTATGCGGCGGTACTTACTGTACTTCGTCAATACCATCAGGTTCTTCGTGCGCTGGGCTTTGCGGTTCTTGATCGTCGTGCTTTCGTCCACAATCATTAGATTGTCAGGGTTCTGCACTAGAAAACGGCCCGCGGCCCTCGCGCCTCTGGGCGAAGAGAACGCCTCTACGTTAATCACAAAGATCTTTAGCCCTTCGTAGTCTTCCATAATAACATCTTCTAGCTCGGCAGAAAACTTCTTGCTTAACGAGGGCGTCCAGCTTACTATTTTTCGTTCAATGCGCTCTGGTAAGTGCATTGGTATCTCCCCCAACGCCCAGTTGTCGTACACTCCCTTTGGTGCAACAATCAGTGCCGCGTTGATTTCGCCTTTTTCAAAAAGAATACCTATGTTGTCGATGGCAACTTTACTTTTTCCCGTGCCCATCTCCATAAAATACGCATGGAAGCTCGCGTCCCACGAATCGTTTAATGCTTTAAGCTGATGGTCGAAGGGTTCAGTTTTATACTTATACAAAATTTTATCCTTTTGAAGCTTGACTAAGCGATCTTATGAGAATATAAGGGTGTTTGTCAAGGCCGTAAAAGGGTCTTTAACAACGAAAGTGAAAAAACATGAATGATATACTAGCTACAATGGAAGCCGACTTTGAAAAAACTGTCGAATCTTCCCTTGAAAAGGGCAACCTTGGTGGAATCTCCACACTAGCCCGAAAAATACGATCAGCGCAACAGGAAGTAGAAGCTATTGAGAATGATCTCAAGGCTCGTAAAAAAGACTTGCTGAAACTAACAGACGAAGAACTGCCCTCTGCTATGCAGGAGTTGGGTCTTTCGTCGTTTAAACTGGACGACGGTTCTACAGTAGACGTTAAGCCTACATACGGAGCAAGTATTCTAGTTGCAAACAGGTTAACAGCATACGCTTGGTTGCGCGATCATGGCTACGACGACATTATAAAGAACATTGTGTCGTGTGAGTTTGGCCGTGGAGAAGACGACAAGGCCAGCGCCTTTAAAGCGTTTGCTTCAAAAGAAGGGTTTCCGGCGGATCAAAACGAAAGCATCCATTCGGGCACACTAAAAGCTTTTGTACGGGAACGTGTCGAGGCTGGGGATGAGTTTCCAATGGAACTCTTTGGGGCCTATGTGGGTCAACGCGCTATCATAAAAGGAGCAAAATAATGGCGAACGCAGTAGCAAAAACAAAAAAGGGAGATGTAGCCGCATTTGATGCGTCTATGTTTGAACAGGACGCGGGTCAGGGTAATCAGAACATCAGTAGTGATGATCTGGCACTCCCGTTTCTTAAACTTCTAAGTGGCTTGGATTCCGTTCTGGATACGCACGAGACTGCTCGCAAGGGTGACATTTATAATACCGTCTCAGGCGAAGCTATAAGCGGCAAGGACGGCATATCCGTAATTCCTTGTGCCTATCAGCGCGTGTTCATTCAGTGGCTTCCACGGGGCTCTGGATCAGGCGCACCGATAAAAATCTACACACCAAACGAAGCGCGTCCAAAAACAGAGCGCAGCAGTGACGACAACAAAGAATACGTCGTTGGCGGTGATGGAGACTACATCGAAGAAACACACCAGCATTATGTTCTGGTTGTGAAAGAAGACGGCTCGACTGAAACTGCTTTGATTGCAATGAAGTCTACGCAGTTAAAGAAAAGCCGTAAGTGGAACAGCATGATCCAATCTGTGACCATGCAGGGTAAGAACGGTCCGTTCACGCCACCACGTTTCTCACATGTCTATAAGATCAAATCTATAGCAGAAGAGAACTCAAAAGGATCTTGGCACGGGTGGGAAATGTCCCGCGAAGGTCCGGTTCAAGAAGCCTCTATCTACGCGCAGGCAAAGTCCTTCTCAGAAAGTGTTCTGAGTGGCGATGTGGTTGTAAAGCATGAAAACGAAAAAACTGAAGGTTCTTCAGACGACATTCCGTTTTAAGTTTTATTAGGGGGCTGCTTCGGCAGTCCCCACCACAAGGACATAACCATGACAGTTAAAAAGTTCTCATCCATCTTTGATGGATTACAAGAAGCTTATGGCACATATCGGGTGGAGAAAACTCAGTCTAACGGTAAAAACACCGGAAAGGCAGGGATCGTTCGGGAACCGCGGACTGCGGTACTGTGGGAAGGTCATCTTTCTGGTAAGGGCAACTCTATCGGCATCATACCGATTAACGCAGATAACATGTGCAAGTGGGGCTGTGTAGATATTGACCAGTATCCGCTGGATCACAAACTACTTTTAGAAAAGATTAGAAAATTAAAGCTTCCGCTTGTTGTGTGCCGATCAAAGTCTGGTGGGGCGCATTGCTTCCTCTTCTGTAAGGATTGGGTAGACGCAAAGGACATGCAGAAGTCTTTGAAGAGTATTGCCGCCGCGCTGGGCTACGGCGAAAGCGAAGTGTTTCCAAAGCAGATAAAGCTGCACCTAGATCGCGGTGATGTAGGGAACTTTCTAAACCTGCCCTACTACAACGCGAAGGACGGACTGCGATACGGCATACTAGATGACGGCACTTCAGCCACACTCAAAGAGTTCTACAAGCTGTACGAAACACATGTTCAAACCCCAGAGCAAATACAAAAGCTTCAAGTAACCGAATCCTCCGAAACAACGCCCATGCGCGACGGACCGCCGTGCTTGCAGTATCTTGTCAAAGAGAAAATATCTGAGGGTGGGCGCAATAACGGCCTGTTTAATATAGGCGTGTACCTACGCAAAGCTTTCCCAGATAGCTGGGAGACAGAGATCCTAACCTACAACATGCAGTATTTTGAGCCGCCCCTGCCTCTAAGCGAAGTCACGGTGGTAGCAAAGCAACTTGAGCGCAAGGACTACGCCTACCGCTGTAGCGACGCGCCAATCAACGCGCACTGTAATAAAGAACTGTGCCAGACCCGTAAGTTTGGTATCGGGTCAGCCGTGCAGAATGCGTCAGTGGCAAATCTGCGTAAGTACAACTCAACACCGCCCGTCTGGTTTATGGATGTAAACGGCGAGCCTCTGGAACTAGATACTGAAGCCCTCATGAGCCAGCCCATGTTTCAGAAGGCTTGTATGGAACAACTCAACTTCATGCCACGCAGTGCCGCAAAGGCGCAGTGGGAAGGACGCATCAGTTCCCTGCTTACCGAAATGCGCGAGAACGAAAGCGCAATCATGGAAGTCGCAGTGGATGCCAGTGTCAGCGGCCAGTTCTATGACTACCTAGAGGAGTTCTGTCGCTTCCTACAGCAAGCGCAAGACAAAGAAGAGATCTTGCTCCGCCGCCCTTGGACCGACGAGGACGCAATGGTAACCTACTTCCGTCTCAAGGACTTTGAGAACTTTCTAAAGAAGAACAAGTTCTTTGAATATAAGTCACACCGCATTGCCCAGCGCCTGCGGGACATAAACGGAGACAGCACAGTTCTCAAGATCAAGGGCCGCGCAGTGCGCGTCTGGCAGATACCAGCCTTTGAAGCAGGGGACATAGATATTACTACACCAGACTTTAGTCCAAAACAGGAGAGCCCGTTTTGACAAAACCACCCAGCGAAAGAAACTCCGAGATCGTTAGATTGATCGACGAGCAACTCATGACAAAAACTGCCGTCGCTAAATTATATAAAATAAGCAAACAGCGCGTCTGGCAAATATACAGGAAGGACAGAGACAGTGTTCAGAATCTTCGGCCCACCCGGAACTGGGAAGACGACACGACTTCTTAATATGGTCGATGACGCTCTTCAAAAGGGCGTCGCTCCAAGAAACATTGCTTTCCTAGCCTTTACTCGTAAAGCCGCCAACGAAGCAAAAGAACGTGCCGCGAAACGCTTTGGGTTAGATCCCAAGGAAGACCTGTTCTACTTTAGGACACTGCACAGTCTTGCCTTGACCTGTTCTGACATACGCCCAGAGCAAGTGATGCAAGAAGAGAACTACCGCGAACTCTCTAGCCAGATGGGCGTACAGCTTCAAATGACCCGCACCAGCCTTTATGAAGATGATATCCCCAGCATGGTCAAAGCAACTGATCCGATCTTGGGTCTGATTAATCTTGCCCGCATGCGGAAGATCCCGCTCAGAGATCAGTACAACAGCGTCGGCATAGATGTTGAGTGGAACACCGTCACCTATGTAGACAAGTGCCTTCGTATGTACAAAGAGAATATGGAGTTGTTCGACTTCACAGATATGCTGGAAAGTTTTCCCAAAGAAGGTCAATCAAACTGTCCTAATTTTGACCTCTGCTTTGTAGATGAAGCACAAGACCTCTCTCCTATACAGTGGGACATTGCCCACATTATAGATGAGAAGTCCGATAGAATGTACTGCGCCGGAGATGATGACCAAGCCATCTACCGCTGGGCAGGCGCAGATGTAGAACATTTTATTAATCTGGAAGGCGGATCAGAAACTCTCTACCAATCCTACCGTGTTCCATTCGAAATACACCAACTGGCAGAGCGCGTCGTGTCCCGCATTAAAAAACGCTTCCTAAAAGAATACAAACCAAAGACCGATGCCTACGGATCAATACGCCGGATCTTCAGTATCGAAGAGATAGACATGTCCGAGGGCTCGTGGCTCATCATGGCCCAAGCCGGATACCAGCTAAACCCCGTATCCGGAGAACTGAGATCCTCTGGATACCTGTTTAATAACCGCGGCCATCGATCCATCTCCGAAAACATAAGTGACGCCGTAAACGGATGGGAGCAGTTGCGTAAAGGAAAAGAAGTAAACGGCGCAGTAGCCCGTAAGATCTACAGCTTCATGTCAACTAAAGACCGCGTGGCGCGGGGATTTAAAAAACTAACCTCAGTAGAAGATACAGATCTCCTAGATCTAAAGGCACTGACCGCGGACCACGGGCTTCTGGCTACAGAAGATATGGTATGGCACATTGCTATGGACAGAATGCCAGAAAGCGAAAGAGCCTACATCATTGCAATGTTGCGACGCGGAGAAAGATTTAACGGAGAGCCGCGTATAACCGTGTCAACGATACACGGGGCAAAGGGCGGAGAGGCGGACAACGTTGTGTTGTTCACGGACCTTTCGCCAGCTTCAGAAGAACAGATGACAATTAACCCAGACGATATGCACCGTGTTTTTTATGTTGGTGTAACTCGTGCTAAAGAGAACCTGTTTATTGTTGAACCAGAAGATTTTACAAGGAGTTATGACTTATGAACTGTTGGCACTGTAAGACAGAACTTATTTGGGGAGGAGATGACGACTGTGATGTCGAAAGCTTTTCCACAGGAATAGCCGCAAACGAGGGTGAAGACGTTGAATGTATGCACGAGGATTACAGCATGGTCACTAACCTGTCGTGCCCCAAGTGTAATTCGATGGTATTAGTTTATTATCCAAGGGAGAAAGAAGATGAAACGTGATGAAATTTTAGATAAGTCAAAAGAACTTATCAACGGACAACGCGCCACGGACTACGGCGATGCGTTTGAAAACCACAGTCGTATAGCAAACGGATGGAATGTCATAATGAACGGGGCCTTGATAAGTCACGGCTACCTGACAGAACAACATGTTGTTTTGATGATGGATTGGGTCAAGACGGCCCGCCTTCTGCAAACTATAAGCCATGAGGACTCGTGGCTAGATAAAGTCGGTTATTCCGCTCTTGGGGGAGAGTTTTCTGGAAAAAGCGAAGAACTAGACAATCTCGGCATAGATATCGACATGCTGAGAGAAGTCGAAGCAACAAAAAGAAAGATGAATAAATGAAGCTTAAAATAGCTAGTCCCTCTCTGAAGTCAGAGTGGGTTCCCCCCGCGGAACTTCCTGACCTCACTGGCGCAAATACAATTGCCATAGATGTAGAAACAAGAGACCCCAACATAAAAAAGAACGGCCCCGGATGGGCAGTTGGGGACGGCGAAGTAGTGGGCTATGCCGTCGCTACCGCCGATTGGGCTGGCTACATCCCCATAAGACACCTTGGGGGTGGAAACTTGGATGAGAAGATAGTCAACAGATGGCTCAAGAAAGTCTTTGATTGTCCCGCTGATAAAATCATGCACAACGCACAGTATGACGTAGGCTGGATCAAGCGCATGGGCTTTGAGATAAATGGCCGGATCATCGACACGATGGTCGTCGCGTCCCTGTTAGATGAAAATAAGTTCTCCTACGCATTAAACTCTCTCGCGTTTGAGTATCTGGGGCTCGCAAAGAACGAAAGCCTGCTTCGGCAAGCGGCAAGCGAGTTCGGCTTTGATCCCAAGGCCGACATGTGGAAAATGCCCGCTATGTATGTGGGGCCCTACGCCCAGACCGACGCAGAAGTAACCCTGCAACTCTGGGACTACCTAAAAGTAGAGATCGGCAAGCAGAACCTTTGGAATATTGTCAACCTAGAGCTAGACCTACTGCCCTGCTTGGTTAACATGACATGGCGCGGGGTCCGCGTAGATATGGACAAAACCGAAAGAACGCGCGACGCGATCCTAAAAAGAGAGAAATTAGTCCTCAAAGAGATAAAATCCCTAGTTGGCCGAGATGTAGAGATCTGGGCGGCAAATTCTATTGCAAAAGCCTTTGATGACCTCTCCATACCCTATCCAAAGACAACAAAGGGTGCGCCGTCGTTCAAAAAGCAGTTTTTGACAGAACACACAGAGAAATTGCCAAAACTTATCGTTCAAGCGCGTAGTTTAAACAAAACCAGCGGAACTTTTATAAATAATATCCTAAAATTCTGTCATGGCGATGGCAGAGTGCATTCGCACATCAATCAGATACGCGGAGACGATGGCGGCACGGTTTCTGGCCGATTTTCCATGAATAATCCCAACCTACAGCAAATTCCGGCCCGCGATCCCGAAATTGGGCCCCTGATCCGCTCTTTGTTCCTTCCAGAAGAAGGAGAACAGTGGGCGTCCATAGATTACTCGCAACAAGAACCGCGGATCTTGGTTCACTACGCCCATGTCTACGGAAAAAGCCGTGACGTGCCGTTAAGAGGTGTTGAAGAGTTTGTAACCAGTTACCGAGAGGATCCAGACATGGATTTTCACACAATGGTTGCCGAAATGGCCGATATCCCTCGAAAACAAGCCAAAACCATCAACTTGGGCATGATGTATGGTATGGGAGTGGCAAAACTGGCAGACCAGCTAGATATTGAGGCGTCAGAAGCCAAAAATCTCGTAAAACAGTACCATGACCGCGTACCTTTCGTAAAAGGATTGATGACGGGGGTTACAAACCGCCTAAACAGCAAAGCAAGTGGCGGAGCAATCAGTTCTATCCTTGGGCGCAAGTGTCGGTTTAATCTTTGGGAGCCCGACTCCTTTGAAATGACAAAAGCTATGCCATATAAGGAAGCCGTCCTAGAATATGGCGATACATGCCGTTTAAAGCGGGCCTACACCTACAAAGCGCTGAACAGACTAATCCAAGCGTCCGCCGCGGATATGACAAAGAAAGCTATGGTGGATTTGTACAAAGAAGGGTATTTACCCATGCTTCAAGTGCATGACGAACTTTGCATGTCAGTAAAAGACAAAAAAGAAGCAGAAACTATTGCAAAAATTATGATAAACGCGGTAGTATTAGAAATCCCTAGCAAATGCGACGTTGAAGTGGGTCCAAGCTGGGGTGAAGCTCTTTAGGATGGCTTCTAGCGCACGGCTCACTGGCGCACTCCACTTCTAACTAAGGCGGCACTCCACCCAGTGTCGCCTTTTTTCTTGTAAGTTCCCATAAACTCCTATATGCTATTCATGAAAACGCAAAAAAGGTTAGCCCAATGGATACTACAAAATGGAAAAGCGTCCTTGTGCCCATTGAGGTCTACAAGGAAATAAAAGAACACTCCGTAGTCAACGGAAGAACGATCAGCGGGCAGTTAAGAATTATGTTTGACGTTTATTTACAAAATAAAGACAAAACGCTTGACGTATCCCATAAAGTCGCTTATAAATAGCGCAGACATTCTCCAAATGTTTCAATCGTTAAAACCCTCAGTCACATGTCCTGACTGAGGGTTTTTTCTTTTTTACGATCATTACTTGACATTATCCCATACAATCTATACTCTATGGTTATTGGAACAGGAGATATGTAATGCGTAAAGAATTAATCAAAGAAGACACATCGTTCCCTGCCTTTGATATATGGCAAGGTAAAGAAGTGTGGCTTGATTGTACTGATGATTTAGAAATTGATTGTGTACATCATGCAGACTCACCTATGAATTTGGCACATGGAATGAATGGCCTCAACGCTTTGGTGATAGTAAATCAACCATCCCGTGATCTTGTTAATAGGTATATGCTGGTGGTGTCAGTAGATGTAGATGATTGGGAGGACGTGTAATGACTGAGCAAGAAATCAAAGACGCATTAGTGGACATTGAAATCTCTGCCTTGGAGTTATCTGTAGGAAATTTTGAAGCTGAGATGTTTGAAAGTGACTGCGAACATATCGCTACATTAGCTTACAAAATTCGCGATCACATGTTTATCAACAAAGCAGAAAAGTCATGAACCATTGGCAAGATTATGTGATTTTTGCAATCATAACTGTAATTGTTTTAGTTTGGATAGTCGGCATTGTTGTCGGCTGGTTTTAAGGGAGAATGTAAATGTCTATGACAGCAGAAATAAAACTACGGGGCGCTGACAACGAAGTCATCTCGTCAACGTCTGTTACATCGGAACATTACGAAGACGGTCCAGATCCCGACAAATTTCTTCATAACGCTTGGAAGATGGCCGATCAAATGGCAACCCACTTTTCTTTCGCGGACGAATGGCGCTTAACTTTAACCTTCGATTTAGATTTGCGAGAAAGCATTGAAGAAATAATGGCAAGGCAGGGGAGAGCGTAATGGGACTTGATATGTATTTAAACGGTCATAAGTTTACCCCAAATTGCTACAATCAGCACCAACGTCAGAAAGTTGATGGCTACGAAGTTACCAGTTTAGAACTGGATCTCGGCCAATGGCGCAAGCATTGGGCTTTGCACACCTACATTAGTGACAACTACGGCGACGAAAATCGCCACCAGTTTCCAATAGACAAAGAAGAACTTTTGGAAATTGCAGATGCCGTGGAAAAAGGTAAACTGCCAAACGCGGACTATCAACCAGAAACTGACGCTTACCACAAAGAACCAGAACAGGTTGCAAAGACTGCAAAAATCTTTCGAGATGCCGCCGCTTGGCTCGACCGTAACGACGGCTTCTGGCGCGATGTAGAATACACGGGGAGTTGGTGATATGAGTTATATTGGCAATTATGTTGTCGGCTTGCAGGAGCGTTCTAGCGAATGTCCAGAATGTAAGGGGGGCGGCAAACTAGAAGTAACTGTGGAGGTTGATTCTTTCCGCGATATAGATTGCGATATGTGCAATGGAACTG